TTTCTCCTGCCACCCCATGAGTTTGTTGGTAAAAGGATTACGTATGGGCGTAATCCAGTTGTTATGTTTGGGGTCCCACAACACTTCATGTTCTCTAGCTGACTCTAACTTGAAACCGCGAGCAGCGAGCGCTTCAGCGGGAGGGTCAGTGAACAAAGCTAAACGAGCTTCTGATATCTCTACAACCTCTTTAAATACAGGTTCTTCTTTTTTCTCTGCTCTTTCCATAACTAAAGATAAGTCTTCGTTTTCTAAATAAAACCAATCTTTAGCATCTGCATAATCAACTTGTTTAACATCGCAAATTAAAGACATTAAACTTCCCTTGTATCCGCAACTAAAACAAATGTGAGCTCCAGTATCAGCGTTTATGTACCATGAAGGGTTGCTGTCTTCTTTTCCTTTAATAGCCTTGTGACCAGGACAATAAGACTGAATCTCACTACCCCTGACTGAAACAATCTCAAGACCTAGTCTAGATAAAACTGTTTCCATCTCCTCTAGTCTCATAGGTCATCTCCAGATAACTCTCTAAACTGACCCGTATTCCAATCCCAAAGCAAAGAGGTCTCTGTAGGACCTGAATTACGAGCAGCCAGTACTTTAAGAATTCTGGTGTCATCTACGGTGTCGTCTTCTCGTTCCAAACCAAACAACACATCTGCGTCCTGGAAAAAAGAAGATGAATAACCAATAGAGTCAGTAGTCACTTTGCCTTTACGCATCTTCCATTGAAGCACCTGAGTAGAGACAACTATTGGCTTGTCTACACGCTGTGCTAGACGTTTTAAGGAACGAGTGATATTAGTAAGAGCCAATGGAGTGTTTGCCTCACCGCTCTGTTCATCAATCATTAAATACACACCATCAATAAAAATAACATCAGGTTGAATAGTTTGAATTTTACTTGCCACTGCTGCAACGGTCTGTCCATTAGCAGCGTCAGTTAACCAAAAGTTATGTGGGTCTGCAGCCATAGCAGTTAAAGAATCTCTGTACCGGGCCTCTTCTTCATCTGTAAGGGAACCTGTAATAAGACGGTGATGAGAAACCATAGCTCTCATAGCGTCGTAACGTTTTTGCTGTTCTGTGTTTGACATCTCAAAAGATTGAAATAACGGAACTGCTCCGTCTTTGTGAATATTTCTAGCCATCTGTAAAGCAAGAGTTGATTTACCTGTTTTAGGAGGCGCAACCAAAACAATTAACTGACCATTTTGCAATCCGCTAGTAACAGCATCAATTGTAGGGAAACCTGTTGCGTACCCTAACAATCCTGGATTTGCTTTTAACTGCAGGTATTCGTCCCAACGAGTCTCTGTAGTTTTAACCAAGTTAACGTCTGTGCTAGTGCTTAGCCCAGCCTCTTCAATCTTAACCATGCCTCGTTGAAGAGCAATAAGGGCTGCTTCGTGGTCTTGCTCTTTTTCAATTGCTTGAATTGCTTCACGCAACATAGAACTAGTAGCAACTTTACGACGCTTTAAAATTAAATCATCTAACAAGAAATCCATTGAATCGGAAAGATTCAATACTTGATATGTAGGGAAGTTCTCAGTTACAACATCTAAACTTGGACACTCACCGTACTTTGAAAAATGAGAGCGAAGAAAGACCCAGATACGACGGTCCTCTTGGTCTGGAAACCAGGAGTCTGTTACGCCTCGTTCAAAGAGGGCAGACAAATCTCTGGTCTGGATTGCAGCACTTATTAACTTTGCTTCATTTGTCATAGGTTAGGAAAATCCAATCCCCAACTTCCATAACGCATTAAGCGGTTAGGAAGGTCGACTACACCTGCAACCTCTGCTCTGTATGGTAAGTCGTCTACTAATTTTTCTACGGACTTGTATGGAGTTGCATACCTAAAAGGATTAGTGGCGTACTGGTCTAAATTCTGCATCACTTCCACCAATTCCTCTTCGTCATGTTTGAAACTTACCAGCTCTAGGGTCCAACCGCGCTTTAGAGTAACTGAATACAGATGGCTTAAAACTAGGCGGTTGTAGTGAGTCTTTGTTTTATTAACTGGAATGATATTAAGAATTTTACGTTTGTCAACGTACTCGTCCACTATTACATCAAAAGTAACTAAGATGCGAGGAGGAAGAGAATTACTAATATCACCTTTCTCCATTAGAACACCTTTATCTTTCCATACTTTAAAAGAAATTCTCTAAACTTATCTGGGTCTTGTCTTGCTGCTTCAGTTTCTTCAAGAGAAGCTTTTGTCGATACCTCAATTGGATACACCCCTTCGTTTTCAACAATGGCTAACGCAACATACTTGGTATGTTTGCATGTCCCCTTAATGCTAAACCCTGGGCAGGTGCATCTCAAATTTTGTTCGTCATCTCCACTTACTTCAAAAATCCCTGGTCCTGGATTTGTAGAGCTTTGACTTAAAAAAACTTGAATTAGTTTATATTCACTCACGCTTGCCTTGAATCCCAAAATGACCAACTACATTTAAGGCTACGTCAAAATAAATTGAAGCGTTAGAAAACAAATCCTCTGGATGGTGCAAAGAGTCTTTGTCTGAACTCCAATTATTTTTTAAATAATTTTTAAGAGATGGCTCAAGCATATCTACAAACTCATCAACAGTTAGATACCCGTGCTCTCTTAAATCTTTTTTACCCATTAACGTTTTCCTTTGCCCACTGTTTATACTCAAAGTTTAATTCTGCTATATCAATAGTGCCTTCGTAACTTTGTTCATAAAGATATTCAATAAAATCATCATCTGCTACAACAACTGGCAAACTGTTTAGTTCCATAACTACCTCCTCAAATCGTTTATGTTGTCCATGTTTAAATACATAAAAGCTTCGTTTGCAAAAGACTCGGTTGCTTCTCCGTAAAGTCCCGACCAATTTTTTAACTCTACGTTGGTGGTAACTATAGTGGGAAGTCCGTTGTTGTACCGAGTCCTGAGAACGTGGTGAAGCATACTCTTTTGCCAACCAGACAAACTTGCATGTTCTTTTCCTACATCATCTAAAACCAAAACTCTTACGTTGTAGGCATCGTCTAAACTTTCACCCAGTATGCCGTCGTACAAAAGCTTGTCAGATTCAGTTTGCTCATCCATCAAAGCCCCCTTCAAATCTAAAAGGGAGTTAAAGGTTATGAAATAGCAAGGTCGGACCAAGGTCTTACCCTCTCCCATTTTCAAAGCTTCTGGGGTAGCCGTCCTCATAATCTCTTGTAGGAGGGTAACTGCAACGGTTGTCTTGCCCCTACCGGGCAGCCCGTAAAGAAGTAAGCCAAGACCGCAAGTCTGGCGTCCTACGGCTGACACTACGTTGCCCTTGTAAAGCCCTGTGAGCCATTTTGAGAGGCTATCAAGAGCCTCGGTAGGTACGTCTTTACAGTCTGTCAACTCCCAGCCGATTCTGGCCTTTGGGAGAGAGGCAATCTGTATCCAAGTACGTCTACGGATAGGTAGGTTATCTAAACTGAACATTAGTCCTCGTCATCAAATAGGGCCAGTTTTTTGGCTGCTTGAGCCTTGGCCTCAACAATAGCAGTCTCTCTCTGTTCTGGTGTAGTTACAGATATTCGAGCCTGCTCAACAATGGAAGGAGCTATACGAATAAAAGAACGCCAAAGATGATTCCCATCTTTATATTTGTCATGCTGGATTGAACTGAAGAAAATATCAATCATGGCAAGCTCTATAGCGCCGTTGGTTTGAAACTTCTTACGCATACCCGCAAGCGCCATAACAAAACGGGACTGGGTAACTCGGAATGGGGGAATATTCCACAGGTCCATCATGCGGTCAGCAAACTCGTAAGCAACATCCTTAGAATTCCACTTGGCAACCTCTACGCTATCTCGATGACGCTTACGTTTATCCATTTTAGCGTTTTGGTCGGTTTCGAAGTCACTTGTGGACTTTGAGCCAAATAGGCTTCGATACATCTCATCATTCATGCTTCCCCCGTCCTCTTTGACTTCGTCAAAGAATTTATTTGTAGCTATATATGAGATATCAGCTTTTAAGCTATTAGAAATAGGGCTAAGGGCTATATCGCTATATAGCGTATCGGAAGGTACAGAAAGCTGTACCTTCTGTGACACCTTTAAGCGTGTTCCAATATTAGAGTTCCTGATTCTAATTATGTAGCCAGCAGACTCCAGCTCTACAATTAATTTACGACTTTTTGGTCTTCCTATTCCCATAAGGGTACGAAGGGTCTCTGAATTAACCCGTAAATCAGGGTCGGACACAAAAAGGTTTAGGGCATACCTAGCGTCTCTACTTAGATTCATCTGGGCCTTTTTCCATAGCCTCTTTGATAGCGCTCGCAATGGCAACTGCAAATATTTTAGCTATCTCTTCAACAGCCTCTAATATTATGTCTGAGGACTCATACTCCTCTTCGTCATCATCATCTTCCTCGTCGTAATCTTCCTCTTCGTCCTCTTCAATTTTTAAAAAGCTTGATTTGTACTTAGCGTCTTTTTTTACTTCAATAGGGTTAACTTTAGCCTCAACCTCTGGCATAGCTGCTACAACAGGTCTAGGTTTTATATCTGTAGTTATTGGCTTTATGGCAACTAAACCATTAGTTAAATCAAAAGACATTATGCTGTTTTCTTGAGAGCACCTAATTGCTTCAACGCATTCAAAGTCTTCGTCATCCCAAAGGATAAAAAACTTTGTTTCTCTGTCTTTATTGTCCGCAACAAAAGTAGAAAAGTTTAAATCTGAATACTCTTTATACGGTATGGATTTACTTTCAGAATACTGCCTAGCCCATACAACACCCTCGGAAGGAGCTTTGTCGTATACTAAAGCTACGTGTGTTTCGTCAAACGATTCAATAGTGTCGTTTAATAGAGCTTCTACGTTTGCTCTTGAAGTTTTGCCGTTTCCTATAACCGCTATGGTTACTCGTCTCATTTGGTACCTCCTTGACGGAGATGCCAGCATACACAACTCTTACAAAAAGGGCTAGTCTGGTTGAGCCACGAAAATAGCCCAAGGAGTTCCGTGGGTTATAAATTCTCCAACAGTCGCAGCAAGCCTGTTTTGTACTAAAGCTCGGTTTTTATAATAGTGACTTCTAGACAAACCTGGAGTGCCTTCCCAAACTAAATCACTAGTTTGTTGATACCCTCCAGAACCATCAAAATAAGGACCAACATAAGAAGCTCTTTCAAACAATATAGCGTCAACAAATAACACGTTTCCAGTTCCGCCCGCCCAAGATACACTAACTTTTGCGTGTACGGCATTAGTAGGGGCAGTTGCAACTATTGAAACTCTTCCAAATGAAGTGTTTAAGCTAGTAGACGTTCCAGAACTTGTAGAAATTAATGTACCGCCTTCTGTGTACCAAGATATCCTAGCTGTTGCTGCTGTTGCTGCTCCCGTCCTTTTTGCGTAAAAACTTAAAGAGTACTCAGAGTTTGCTACAACATCATGAGCAAATGAGTCAGTCTCTACTATTACAGTTCCGGAACTAGTAGGGGTTGCTGTAAGGGAAGTTGTACTAAAGTCTAAAGCTCCAGTTGCGGAAGTTCCTAGTGTTGCATTAGAGGTGCTGCAGACCCACCCACTGGTGTTTACTTCAAAACTTGGGTTAGTTAATAAGTTAACTCTGTTTGATATTAAGACAATATCTGTTCTTCTTGCATCAACAAAGTTTGTTGGTTCCGCAGAGTTTTCAAATTGAACAGCATCAATATAATGAACTTCTCCATTACCGCAATCTTCAATTCTTATATAGGGAATAGCAAATCTAGCATTTGTTGGGGCAGACGACGTAGAAAATGCAGGCCTAGTCCAACCACCTGTTGTATTTAAGCCGCCAGATTCACCAGCAGTTCCTAATAAATTTTCATCTCCGTCATACCACCTAATGTCAAGAAAAACGTTTCTTGCAGTAGTTTTTGCTCTGCTGTACGCAGACAATGTGTATGACTTTCCGCTTTGAACAGGTATTCCTAGGGTCTTTACGTCTAGCGTTCCACAAGCAATCTCAACATCTGCTGCACTATTAGCTGTCACCTTTAAGAACCCAGCTTGACCATTTGGATAATTAGACGGTGATGTTATTTCGCTGTAAGGTGCAATAGAGGGTGTTTCACTCTCTAAAGTTCCTTGAGCCAAAGTAGCATTAGAAATGCTTCTCCAAAAACCAGTTGATTCTTTAAATGAAGACGAGTTAACATCCAACATATAGTTAGTAATAGGGTCAATTCTACAGTTGTACCCAGAAAAAGCAGTTACGTATGTTTTTAATCCTTGAATAGAGCCCTTTTCAGAATAAATTTTAATAGCGTTTCTAAGAAGGATTCGTGCTTGTTGAAGCCCTACATAAGGCTCATACTTTAAACCAAATTGATTTAACATTGGAGGAACAAGACGCCCGTCTAGGTTTAAAACATCATACCGCTCACTTACGTTTTGAGCCGAGGTCTTAAACAAATCATGTTCAATAGCAAAAATACTTAAAAAGTTATACAAATCATCATTGATAGAGTCATTATTATCTGACGCAGAAAACGTGTTTTTTATTTTAAAAATTGCTGGAAGATAGTCGTAAAACTGCTCCTTAGTTCCGTAATTTTTTACGGAAACTCCAATAGCTTCTCCAGCTTTAACCCAAGTATTTTGTACAGTTTCTTTTACAAATATTGAGTAATAGTAAGTATGACCTGGAAGTAGACCAGAATTAGTAGGGACCTGCCCTCTGTCTAAATAAAATGTTACGTCGTCTGCAGGTAAAGAGTCTACTAATAAATCACCGTCATCAGGAGTCATTGGAAATCCAAATGGGTTTCTTAATAAACGCAAATTACTCCAAGAACCAGAAGGCTCAATCCATCGCAATTCAATTTCGTTATAGTCTGTAGAAGTGGCTACAAATGGGGACGCGTCAAAATCTACTAGGGTGTTTGCACCATAGAAAGAGACACCGTAAAAATCAACACCATAAATAGCCATTTGTTATTACCCAAATACCCAAGCTACTACAGACAAATTGTCAGTTGCTTCAGCAACGTTTGCAGCAAAAACTGCTCCAGTTGGAGAGATAGATGCAACAACAGTTCCAGCAGAGTTTCTCCACTCTTGTAAATTGGCGCTCTGGCTAGCGGCTCCTCTTACAGTAAGGGGTACGGTTGAGGCGCCTGTGCTCAACACAATGCCGCCACCAGACAATTTTAAGTATTGAGTATGTACGTCTCCAGTAATTCCGTTTTCTATATTTGCAAGTCTAGAAGACACTGTTGCCCAGGAAGTAGACACGTTTGTATAAGCTCCTGAACCAGTTGTTGAAAGGTTTGGATTTATACCTAATACGCTTTCAATTGCTGTTACTTCTTCTTGAAGTAGGTTTGGGTGGGACGCGTCGATAGTATCTACAGTGTTTGCTTTTGTAGTAAAGTTTCTAATCGACCCTGGGTATACGGCTGCCATTTTTCTCCTTAGCTAATTCCACCAGATACGTTTACTGTGAAAGTTCCTTCTTCTGGAA